CTGTTTCCAATCATACTCAGCAGCACTGAGCACATCTGATACACCCACAGGCAGAAGGTCGTAGCCGCTGTACCAACCCTGATTGGAATTCTCAGCAAAGCTGAGCTCCTGCAAGATCTTTGTACCACCGGAAGCCGGCTTGATCTTACCCTTCAGGCTGAGCTTACTCAGTAGGGCGTTGTTCGCGGTTACGTTGTCAGCAATCTTGCGTGTACGACTCTCAATCGTAGTAGCAATGATATCACTAACATTGGGGAATGCCATTTATGATTCCTCCATGGCTTGATGTGAAAAGAATATTTTCTGCCAACTTGGGGAATCTGCGCTAAAGGCTGGGAGTTCCTAGTTCCCGTGTAGGATAGCATATATAAGGTGTGAAATGCAAGCTACCCGTGACCCACGTCACCTGCTGCATCATCCCATAACTCGCTCATTGTAGCGCGCATATCATTAGGATCAGCCTGCAAAGAATCTCCACTATTTGCTGATCCACGAATACTAGAAGCTGCGTTCCTCTTAGCGGCTGCTGACGCTGGATCCAACTTGCCAGCTTCAGCCGCTGCTCGCTGTTTTAGGATAGGCCCAATTTCAGGATGAGCGTTAGCTGCGTGAATGTAAGCCTGTTCTAAGCTCATAGTACGACCTCGGTTAGTGGCCATTTCCATAAGATCAGCCATATCCTCTCGTAGATCTTCGTAAAACTCACTATGGTTTTCCTGAAAAGTCCCCAACTCAGTAGACGCTTCTTGGTTTACTTCCTGAGCCTGCTCCTGGCGACCATGCTGTACCTGACCCATAAAGTCAGTAATCGGCGCTAGGCGTTCATCAATAGCACTCAGCAATGGCGCATTGGGATCATCTGGAGGAGTCTCTCCCGCCAGCATAGTATCCAGCATAGTAATGTCAACCCCATACTCAGCTATGATATTTTTCACTACCTCTGCTTTCTTCTGGGGGGAACCCTGTGTGAGTTGGGCCGCAGTAGTCATCAACTCCGTAATTGCTTGTGATGGAGAAGAGCCAGCCGCTTGGATAAAGGACTGGAATGGCGCGACAGTCCTGAAGTATTCATCAGCGACTCGTTTATGCCCGGAAGCCTGCTGAAGCCCTCGTGCAATGTCCCCTTCCCGTTTAACGATTTCTGCTTTTGCTTCTGGGGGGATCGCCTCCCAGAATTCCCGCGCTGCCGGAGTCCAGGAAACTGGAGCTGCCTGATCTCCTCCAATAGGCTCAGCATCCCCAACGGGAGCGGCTTCAATAGGAAGCGGTTCATCGCTCGCACCTGCTGGCTCTGCCTCTGCTCCTGGCTGGTCTTCGACAACTGCTTCGCCTTCGGCTTCTTCGCCGGCTTCGGCAACCCCCACGGGCTCCTCGGGCTCCGCTGGGGATCCCCCTGTTTCTTCTTGCTCTTCTTCATCATTTGCTCCATCAAAGGCTGCTTCCATAGCCTCCCTCATTGATTCGCCGGTCATGGTCTTTCTCCTAATTTGTAGAGACTCTCTTGTATGGCCTCTATCCGTTCTTCTTTTCCAGTCCTGCCAGCTAAGAAGTTTTCACGTTCCTTCTCCTTACCTTTCCAGTCCTGCATGTGTCCGTCAGTTGTTTGTTCAACATTATGCCGACGGTTATGGTCGTGCAGTTCCGTCCTATTGCGAATTATACTGCCATCAATAGGGCTTTTGAATGGTTCGTCAAACCGCAGATCGTCACGGGGAATATTGCCAGAGGGAGTAACCTCCACCATCCCCCTACCGGGGATCTGCCGCCAAGTTCTACGCCCCATTTCCTGCTCCTGGAGTCGGCGCTTGTGGAGTCCTCTTCACTTTAAGGGTATTCGCTGTTTCGTGGTCATCTTGAACCATCGCAGCCTGCCCCTGTGCAATCTCCTCTTGTATCGCCGCTAACATTTCAGCTTGTATCTTCTTCATCTCTGTCTGGAATTCCGCCTGTAATTCCCTCATATCAGACTGATGCTTGGCCTGTAGTTCCTGCATAGACTGCTGATGCTTGGTAGCCTGAAGCTCCATATCCTGCTGGTGCTCTTGTGCAGACCGCTGCATCTCCAATTCGGCTTCGCTGGGACCCTCTTCTTCCTGCTGTTCCTGTTCCTGAGCTTTCTGCATGGCCTCAATAGCCCTGTCAAGCGTACCCTCAATCTCACGGCTACCCTTGAACCCTGCGACTGCCCACTTGAGTAGTTCAATAAGTGTCGGTGTAGCGTTGGGATCCATTTCCACCAGTGGCGCAGCCGACTGCATAAAGGTAGAAACAGAAGTAATAAATTCACCCCTCTCCTGGCGCATCTTATCATAATCTACCATAGCTACTGATTCTGGTCGGACTTCAATGCGCCATGCAGCCTCTTCTGGGTTCTTCAAAAGCTCCATAGCTGAGCTGATTAATTTTTGATCCTTACCATCTGCAGTCCGCATAATGTTAGAATCTTGTATGATAGTTTTAGGCTCAAAATGCTTACAGATAATTTCGCCCTTCAGCGCCATAAGATCACTAGCAAACCGTGCGAAATCCTCTTGTAGAGCCTGTATGCGAATAGAAGCAAAGGTCTTCTTGCCTTCAGCAGCCGCAGCCGATTCTCTGGCTGGCCCTGATGCCCCACGGACAATATCGGCCATCCCTGTGACCTCATACAGGAGGGCCATTGCATCTGATCGCTGAGCCACCAGTTTTTCAAGAGCATTAACAATGTCTGCAATGGGGAGCCAATCAACCTGCCCATCCATACCGCCCTTCTCAGCGAATTGCGCCCAATTCTTCATTGGAATCAGGTCATTCTCAAAGCCCTCCTCCAGCATACGCTTCACGCCGTCGTTGGTCTCGTCGTACACCCCGACTACTCTCACCGCAGTCGTAATTATGCCGATTCGCGTTTCAAGTTCATCAATTTCATTGTATAAGTCTTGCGCTAAGGCGAAATCCGGCTGCGGCAAGAGTAAATTCGAGACACAGTTAGCGAGCATAGGCTCTGGCGTGGGCCAGAAGCCATATAATTTCAGAGGGTCCCTCTTCTTATCCAGGATACGTTCAAAACCTTTGGACCACCAGAAGACACACTTCGTCTTCTTGTCCCATATTTCCCACACTTCAGCTCTGTCCCACGCATCTGCTGTTTCTTCGGCTGTAAGGCGCTTCTCAACTAATTCGCCAATACTCTTATTTTTGTATAAGAGCTGTTTAGCAAATTCCTTACCAAATCGTGTTGTAGCTTGATCCTTGGTCAGGAACGAACGGAAGGCAATCCACGGTACTTCAGACCACGTTCGCGCCCAGCCCCACAAGAAGTCATCCCAATGGACGTAATCCACCGGGGCTTTTTCGCTAGTAACTTTCTCCTCGGTGTAGGCTTCAGCCTGCACCATGTTATCCTCACCAACGATCTCCTCGTGTTCGATCTTTTCCATTTCCACTTCATAACGAACACGCGCTATGCCGAGGCCGGGGAGGAGCCGGTCATCTAGGCTATACTGAAGTGAGGACTTGTAATCGTCACCGCTGGCTTCTATGCTTGTGTTCAGTAATCGATTGAGGATAAGTGAACTCACCCGCGCCGCGTCGTCATCTGCATCAGCAAATCGTCGGGAGACATCAACTTTTGGCGTGGAACCGTAGAGCATAGAACGTTGGGTATTGATATTAGCATTGAACAAATTGACTCTGAACATATTCCCGCCAGCCCCAATTTCGTCCGTAGAGTACCCTCGACTCCCCTGCATACCTCTTCGATCAGCATATCTGGCCTGTATTTTGTCGCCTTGCTTGTGCCATTTGTTCGTTCTCTTCTTGGCAGCGACCATTTCAGAGTCCCATCGCTTGTACCAGCCGGTCGGAGTGTTTTTGAAGTCTCTACTAGTCTTGATTGGAGAGATAGTGCTTCCTAGAGGGGTTCGTTGGTCGTCACTCATACTCGTTGCCTATTAAATCGGGGTTTTTTCATTGCCCGGTCATGAAATAGAGCCTCCAAAGTCATTCCTGGAGGTTTGTAGTGCTGTTGTTGAATAATCTGGTGTATGGATCGGGTTTCAATCTTCTCCTTAGCTACCAGAGCGAAATACCTAAAGGCATCAGCCCCATTAGAGCTCCAATCATGCAGAGGTTTGGGGCTGAAGGCTTTAGTTATCTCATCGTACCGTCTCCTGTATGCTCGTAATGCTTCAATCCCGTCGCCACAGTTAGATTGATCTATGTAGCAATGAGGCAGTATAAAACGAACAGCGTCAATACCGTGCTGTACGTCAATACGAGGAGCAATCCTAATTGGGAACTCTGAGTTCCCATCATCATCCACTTCATTAAGGTACTGTTCAACAGTGGTTCGGCCAGTTTGAAGGCTTTTTGCCTTAGCGTCGTGAGGTAGCCAGATAGTTTCGTAATCATAAGGTTTATTCCTTAACAACTCAAAGTAGAAGGGAAGAGCTTCTCCATGGTGCTCCTCATAGTCAATAATTGCAATGCCATCGGGTCTGTGTTGCCAGAACCAAATTGCATTTGAATCACTATATCCGATGTCCTGAGCAGCCTGAACTGGAAAGTCTGGATCGTGCTTGTAAACTCCAATTTGAGGTTCTCCCGGCTTGCCATCAATGCGGCCAGCCTCCATAAGCGATATCTGTTTAGCATAATACGTTCCTAATACCGCTGCCTCAAAGGAGCACTCAAGCTCTTGATCATACTGCGCCTCGGACATCTGAGCCCGCATTTCGTCCAACTCTTCCTGGGGAAGGACACACCCCGGATCGCTGGCCTTAACTTCAAGGTAGAACCAATTCTTTTCACGCTTTGCTCGCTCCCTTACTTGCCAGAAGTGATTCTTACCTTTAGGCGTTCCAATAAAGACCGCCCAACCTTTCCTATCCGCCAGCGTGGGTAGAACAACCTCACCCCATAGAGACGGTCGGCAATCACCAAATTCGTCGAGGATGACCCCGTCAAGATATAATCCGCGGAGTGCATCAGGGTTATCTGCACCATAAAGCGTGATCTTGGCACCGTTGAAGAGTTCAACTGAGAGTTCACTTTCTTTTACCTTGACCGCGCTGTCTTGGGTGGCATCTTTAAGGTACATCCAGGCGACGTCTTTGGCCTGCCGGTAGAAGGGTGCGATGTAAGCGTACCTCGCATTCTTCTTCCCAGTGTATAACGCTCGTGTGTGTATATCATTGATGCAACCAACCGTTTTTCCTCCTCGTCTGTGAAAAACGATACACGCCCATCGCTCTTTACGTGCATGGAACGAGAGGAACGAAGGCCGTGGTTCATAGTATACTTCAATCTGTTTGCTCATGGCAGTTGTGCAATCACCGCATCCCAATCATTCACTTCATCCTGCACATTGAGTATTTCTTCTTCAAATTCTGCTTTCTGTGCGGTGATCCTAGTTAGCCGGTCTTGCAGCTCATCCCGTCGCCGTTCAGCAAAGAATCGATCAAATATCACAGGTTCACCTTCAACCTCGATTTTACCATTTTTGATTTTCTTGGGTTTGGGGGTTCGCCGTGCCATTATTCTCTCCTATATCGGACTGTTCACAATCGTGCCAGCGCCGTCTACCCATACGTCAGCATCGGCTGGGCCGACCGCATAGACGGGATTATCAGTACTGCTATTGTAGATCACAGCACCCTGTATCTTCCCTACGTCTGTGTTGATCGCATTCGCTACTGCGTTAAGCTCAGCATCAGTAGCCGTCTTCAACTGTATGTAACTTCCGGGGTTAAAGCCCTCAAACCCGGAGAACACAGCAAGCCCGATACCTGCGATGCCAAAATCAGTGCCGTCGAAGTCAATAGCAACATCATCACCAGTACCGAAGTTAAGTACAGCATTATCTTCAAAGCGATTGGTAGCACCCGATTGTGTTATGTTAGACGATCCGGTTTGTCTTGTGTAAGATGAACCAGAGCTAGCCGCCCATGTCGCAGTAATTGTCTGATCGACTCCACCGATGCCGCCAAGATCAGAGACGGTCAAGATTCGTTCCAAACCGATACCTGTCAAAGCATTGTTGCAGACCGCACCGCCTGACGAAGCAATCATCGTTCGTATGGATATAATATCGTTGTAGCGTATGTCGGTTTCAAAGCCAAACACGGCACGGACAGCGGTCTTAAATCCGACAGTCATACTACAAGTGTTCGCACCCTTGATGGACGTATTATTTTCTTGCGCTCGGAAAACGTCTTCTTGTGTGCCGCTACTATTCTCTCTAGAAATGCGGACTTCGTCGCCGTGATTGAAACTCTTTATCCACAGATCATCGCTGTTATCAAAACCGAAAAGTCCGAGCGGCGTTGTATCCAATCGCGTTAGCCGCAGTATGACATCATGAATACCGCCGATTGGGACGTTACCAACCGTATGAACCTCCAGCGGAGTAAGGAAGGGCGAACCCCCACCTCCTCCACCAGGAATAGTGATGGTCTTGGTTCCACCAATCCCGCTCGCTACGACACCAGCTCCAACAAAATCCAGGGTGTCTGCTATCGTGGCAAGAGGTGCGCCCTCATCCTCTACGGTAAGAGTGCCATCTCCTATACTGACGTAAAGAGCGTCACCTTCCGCTTGTGTAAGGAAGAAAGAATCGTAATCTGCCAAAATAGGAACAACTATTCCTACCCTACTGTTGAAAGAGGTGACCCCTCCGCCACCTCCTCCAGCAGCAAGCCTGACAAGGCTAGTCCCATCAGGCGAAAAGTAAAGTCCTACACCAGCCCCAGGATCGTACTGTAAATTATAGAGGGTCCACTGAGATAAGTCCTGCGGCAGATCGTCCGCTGTCTTTATTAAGTAGACATTATCTACAGGAATTGGTGGGCCATCACGTCCCATTACTGCGTTCCAACCTCCTGCTCTGCTGTGTCTAATTGCTGCTTACGCTCGTACCGAGATATCTCCTCGTTGGCCTCAGCCTGAGCCGCCGCTGCTGGAACCATGTAGTTTTCTGGGGAGGCATCCATATCTCGCAGGAGCTTATCGTAAGCGCGTTTCTCCCTTCTCTGACGCAAGCGGAAGTCCATATCCTCTTCGTCTTCTCCCTGTACAAATACAGGAGGCTTAGGGGTCGGGGAGCGGACCATTTCTCGTTCTCGTGGACTCGCATCTTCATCGTCTCCGAAGGCAGCTACTAACTCTGCGAACCAACCTTTATCCTCTTCCGTAGACATTACGTCCCCCCACCAACAGAAGCCCCTCCAGTATTACTGGCGGAGCTTCTCCGCAGCAACTTAGACGTAGCTCGCTGCTTATGCTTCATGAATTTCTTACCCACACTCTGGGGTATTCCGATCGTAGATCGGCCAGCGGATGCTGCTCCCATCGCTCGCCTCTGCTTCTCTGTCTTAGCAGGCATACTCTACTCCTGTTCGTCGAGGGGACCCCTCGGCAGTACGTGCTTAACGATTATCTCCCCACTATGCTCAAGCTGTTGCTGAGCGGTCGTGGGGAGTAACCGAGCATAGAGCTTATAGAATGCTGACGGGGACTGATCAGCCCAGTGAGCAAGGCGGGGGACACCTCCGATAAGCTCAAACGCATCCTGGAAGGCGTTGACCACTCTCTTCCTATGGAGCTCGCGCGGTACACTGATACGGCTGACCCCATTACCACTGGTCGCAAGCTTAGTCAATTCCTGGCAGTCTTCGGCTACCTTAGAGTAGGGCTGATCATCTTCATAGACGCGCTCCGTCTCTGTTTCCTCAGCCTCTGTGTACTCTTCGGCAGGAATAAACTTTTGAATGGTTTGTGTCTTACTCATGGGTCAGAATTATACGCCCTCCATGCCCCGAATTGCAAGCTGTCTGTGAGGAGCTCACAGCCTCATTTTATACGGCTGGCACGAGTAGATGTATTTGTATTTTTAGGGGTAAGTCATCGGGGGGACTTTACATAATACTGTCGGTTTAACATAATACTCCTCATTTAACATAATGTAATCGTTTAACATAATATAATCTATTTAACATAACGACTCCCAGGTTATGTTAAATAGATATCGGTATATTATGTTAAATCGCTACTTAACATAATATATCGGTTTATTATGTAAAATGGCCACCCGCTAGGTGCGGGCGGCCACGTTACTAGGCTTTAGCCTACTTTAGTATAAAAGCAGGTGTTTGCCCGTTTTTGGTGCTGGGCTGCGTTAAAAAGCTAACCCACCCGGCTACCGGCTCTGGCTTACCGGCCAGTTTGCCCTTAGTAGGCATACTAGGCGCGTTAGCCGTTACGTGGGCGGCAAATGCCGCAACGGGCTTACCTACAAACCCGGCCATTGTGCCCTGCCATGCAGCGCGGGCACCCCGGTAATTACCCTTAAATTTAGGGTTTACCGCTATTACTACTGTTTTAGCCATGTTACTTTACCTTAGCTAGTTGCGCTGGCCAAACTGCCAACGTATAGCTATTATATAACTTTAGTATGCAATAGGGGGCTATTTTTACATAATACGCAAAATAGTTATTATGTAAAGTGGCATGGTTTTTGCCGGGAGCTAATTTTA